TCCGAATATCCAGCAAATCATCACGCCAAAAGCGTAGCCCAAGAAAAGAGTTTATAGAACAGAACCGATTACGGCTGGGATTTGAGCGGCGTTTGAGGTCGCAATTACAATCTACATTCAGCCGTGTGGGGCGTGATGCGGCAAGGGTATATCAGCGGTCAGGCAATGTGGACACTGTTAACAGGGGCTTGACCGACAGGCTGGCAGACGTTTTAGGCAGTCACTACCGTGCAGTCATTGATGCGTTTGGCTTGAGGGTCATCAGGGATCGCAAGCAAGACGGACAGTTTGAGGCCATAGTGCGCCAGTACATTAGGGATGTAGGCGGTATCAGGATTACCCAGATAAGCAATAGCACGATGCGGCAGATCAATCGTGTGGTGAATCAAGGCGCACAGGAAGGGCTGGGCGTTGCCGCTATCGGCAAGAACATCAGGGATTCACTGGATGGGGCTTTCAGTAGGTACAGGGCAAACACCATAGCCAGAACAGAAACGCACTCCGCCGCCAGCTATGCTAACCATCAGGTAAATGCCAGCTTGAATATACCCAACCAGATGAAACGCTGGGTTGCGGTATCGGATGCCAGAGCCAGAGCCACACACGTTGCGGCTAATGGCACAGAGGTTCCGCTAGATGAGGACTTTATAGTGGGCGGTGTAGCGATGGCATACACTGGTGATCCAAAGGGCGGGGCCAAGAACGTCATCAACTGCCGCTGTGTCACGCTGTATATCGATCCAGATGATGAGGTCATTCAGGATGAGGATACAGTTGCGCCACAGAAGCCAGTGCCAGCAACTAATCAACCTTACGGTGCGGCAACAGCCAATGAGATCGAGTTCCATGACCAAGCTGGCTGGAACACATCAAGCAAGGTTTTCAAGGTTGTTGCTCTCACAAGGCCAGTGGAAACAATCAGTGAAAGCAAACGCGCATTTTACCGAAAGAATCGCAAAGACTCAGATGAGGTTCCGCAAATCAGTATGGCGCAAACCGCTGATCAATTAAGAGGCGGTGAGGCTTTAGGATTACGGTCAAAAACAACGTGGCGGCATGAGTATGGTCATCACATTGATTATATGATGGGTCGGTATCTGAGGGACAACTCTACACAGATCGGTATATCCGCAGACTTAAAGACCACTGTAATTGCAGATAGAAAACTGCACCGCAGTCCAAAGCTGAAACAAAAAGATGCTGAAGCCGAAGCTAGTATGTTGGCATTTTTGAAAACCAGAGGGCTAGACATAAACCCTAAAGAGTTTGCAAACAGGCCATCGTTTTACAATTACCGTTCTTGGCTAAACACAGAACGCTCCACAGACGGAAGATTCTTTGATGTAGTAGATGACTTGGAATTTGATAAAGACCTGATTGATGACATATTGAAAGGTTCAGGGTTTGACTACGATGATATAGCTATTTTATTTGGTGACGGAGTGAACGGCAAAGGGCAAGCCAAGAGCGGTGGCCCCATCGGATTGCTTAATATTGCTAATGAAAACACCGCCAGAAAAAAAGATTTCCTGTTTTTCTTAAATGATTTGAAAGTGAACAGGGTAGGCCAAGGTTCTAGCAATGCTGGTTGGAGTGCTTGGTTAGAGCGTCATAGCCATATGGATGAGGGCGGGTATCTAGCTGATTACATGGAAGCAATGTCAAATGCCGCGATTGGCAGAGGCCACGGAAAAGGGTATTATTCCAAGTTTGTGTCGTTGGGTGATGGTATCCGAATGAGCCACACCACAGAAATGATGGCAAACTATACGGCGTTGATGGGTACAGACCCCAAGAGGGCGGCTATTTACAGAAGGCTGATCGAAAGGGTTGCGCCTGAGAGCTTAAAGAAAATGGATGAATTATTTGATGAAATGCTAGAAGGGGGGAAGATGCCCGATGACATTTAAGAATCAAACAGCGGTTAATGAGGCAATCGACAGATACGTTGAGCATTTCCAGCGTGATGATGTGACAATATTTGAAATGTCATATGAAGATGATGTGACCAGACAGTTTGTCGAGATAGTAAATCAGGCAATCAATTCGGATACACGGTTAGACCTAGATGATCTGATAGAGCGTATCGGCCTTGATGTGCCTGATGATGTTTTGGTCTAGTCGTGTTCTGGAGACTGCCGCTCTGGGATATAGAATCCCATTTCACCCATCTTTTCGCGGATGACTATATCAAGGTCGCTAACAGACTTTGCCCCCTCACGGATGGCATCTTGATATGCTTTATTGTAGGCGGCGTGCCGCCTGTCGATTGGTTTGAGGTCGTCCATTTCTGACTCCTTTTTGCTTTGGTCAATAACACCATAACATCAATCGCTGTTGAATTGACGTTATGGGCAATATTTTTTTACATAAAAAACATAATCGGCAGGGAACACATCATTGCAAAGCCCAGTGTCCCCATCAGGATTTTGAACGCCAGCATCATGCCGCACCCCCTTTGGTGTACTTGATCACCTCATACACTCTGCCCTTGGTGACAAGCCGTGCCTGATACTGAATCATCTGGGGCTTGGCTCTAGTCCCGCGCCGCTCAAGCTGGGGTATCCATTTCTTGGCATAGCGGATGGCAGACTTTAACTCACGGTCATCGTGCTGGGGCAGAGCCTTTCGCAGTTTGCCGAAAGTGTTGTGACCATTATTAACCATGCCAAGAATGGTGGCCGCCAGACGCCCCTTGAAGGCCGCTGTTAGTTTTTGCTTACTAGCAGACACCTCAACTGGTACAGGCCGCTCGGTGACGCTTGAAACGCCAGCAATCACACAATCGGGATGCCCCCTACGCAAGAAGGTGGGTATTTCTAAATTACAAGTCATATCAGACTCCTCTAAACAGTTTGGTCGTTACAGCGATTCTAACACATCTGTTGACAAACGTCAACGTGACAAAAATAGGGCAGGGTCTATAAACCCCGCCCCTAGTTCATTCAAGTGTCAATTCTGTCGAAGTGTATGCCGTTGGCTTGAGCCATGTCTGAGATCATGTTTAGCACCGCCTTGGCATCGTCTGTGCCTTGAGCGTGTAGCTTGAGCCGCACAGCATCCACAATGTCATAGAGGTTATCAGAGTGCTTCTGATCAGCCTCAATCGCATCTTCTTCTTTTTTATCATCAATGATAGATTCTACTTTTGACAAAATTTCCCGATAACAGGCTTTCTCGATTTCCCATTTGGGGACTCCGCCATGCAAGTTGATGCCGTTGGTTGTTTTGGAATCTTCAAGCAGAGTATTTGCGCAGTATTGTCCAACAAACTGACCTAGAATTTTGCCATCAGTATCGGTGTCAAAATCATGGTCCGCGTCATAAAAGTCAATCAACGGTTCGGCATCATCGTGAACAAGACACATATCACGCCCATATCTGTCACCCTGAAACACAACTCGCACTGTCCAATCTTGGTTACGAGCCATATCAGTAATTGTAAAAACTTTTGCCATTTCTATTTCTCCTTTGGTTTGGTCGTTGGTGGGCGGGGCTGTTAAGCCCCCACCTCAATAAGTTCTTTTGGTGTCCAGCCAGCTAGACGCTCACGCTGGTACACAACTGACTGTTCCAGTTGATACATGATCTGCTTGTTAGAAACCTTGCGGTCACGCCCCCAGCGATCTTTGTACTCACGGAAGCCCTCTGGGTCGATTGAGTCGATGGCGACAACCATGTCATCAATGTGCTTTTTCAGATGGTCACATGAAACCTCAAATGGAAGCTGATGACCACCGCCACACTCACCGTTGAAATATCCGTATTCAACTGTGTAGCCATGAGTAGCAATCTTGCCGCTCTTATTGCTGACCTTGTGAACGCAACCACAAATCTGGCAAGTGCCTTGATGAGTAGCTTGATTGCCAGTAGGTTTTGCAACAGGCTTGGGGGCTGGCTTGACAACTGACATAGCCTTGATGTCGGTACGCATCTCAACCAGCTTTGCCACCACAGTCCAATCAATGCCAGCGGCTTTGAAAATTGGCTCATGCTTTGCTCTGACCTGATGCAGAGACATTGGCAAATCCCAAACGGTATAACCAGCGGCATCCAAGCTATCACGATTTTTTGTGCCTTTGATTTGATCAAAAGCGCGGCTCACATCATCAGTCGCATCTTTTTGAGCGGCCTTAGAAGGGAAACTGCCATCAGCCATAGCAACAGCGGCGCGGGTCATATATTCAGCAATCGTTTTCATAATTAAACTCCTAGTTAATGATTTGGTCATAATGAGAATCTAATCTTATTGTTTGCATATGTCAACACAAATACACCATAAACAATCAATATAATATTCAATAAAAACAATCACTTAACTCCTGGCTCTAGCCAACTATGCAAATATTTTTACCGCCGCTCATATAAAACAGATACTTTGGGCTTGTTTTGTGTCAGGGTGATTCGCATAATCGGCGTTGTCTATTTGGTTTCAATAGGGTATGCTGGGCGGGAATAGGAGTAGCTGATGCCGATTCCAAAGCCGACAAGTGGCGAAAGCGAAACTGATTTTATGGCGAGGTGCATGGAAGATAGCACTATGCTTAGTGAATACTCACAGCGTGACCAGCGGGTTGCAGTCTGTCTGAGCAGTTACCGTGACGGTAAAGAGGAGACTGTGATGGATGATGCCCCAGCATTTGATGAATGTGATGAGGTCAAATTTGTTGAAACTGGATACATAGATTGCGAGGCTGACCTTGAGTTAAAAGCCTACGATGATGATGAAGATGACAAAAACAAAGGTATGTTTGAGGGCTACGCATCTGTATTCGGAAACAAAGATTTAGGAAATGACGTTGTAGTCAATGGGGCGTTTCGTAAATCACTAAGAGCAAAGGGTGCGCGGAAAATCAAAATGCTTTTCCAGCATGACACCAAAGAGCCAATCGGCGTTTACACACAAATAAAAGAAGATGGCAACGGCTTATACGTTAAAGGCCAACTTGCAATGAACACCCAAAAGGGGCGGGAAGTCTATGAGCTTATGAAAATGGGCGCGATAGATGGACTGTCAGTGGGTTACAGGGTTGATGCCAAAGGTTACAGCTACGATGAGCGTGGCAAGAAGCGTATGCTCAAAGAGGTAGACCTTATGGAAATCAGTGCAGTTACCTTTCCTATGAACCCGAAAGCACGCATCAGTGCAGTCAAGGCAGAGGATAGGTCGGTTCGGGATTGGGAGGCTTTCCTTCGGGACGAAGGCGGGTTATCTCGTTCAGAATCAAAAGTGGCGGCAAATGCCGTTTCAAACGCTTTAGACCAGCGAGAGGTTGGCGATGAGCAAAAAGGGGTAATGGATTCCATTGCCAATTTAACCAACATCCTGAAATCGTAAAAGGGGCATGACATGAGTGATGATGTCAAAACCGCAGTCGATTCAATGGCTACAGCCTTTGAGGAGTTCAAGGCTACCAATGATCAACGTCTTGCGGAAATCGAAAAGAAGGGTTCGTCCGACCCGCTGGTTGAAGAAAAGCTGAAAAATATTGAGGCTGATCTTGACCGCCTAGAGGACATCAACCAAAAGCTGACTTTGGCTCAAGAGGAGCAAAAGCAGTTTGGAGAAAAAATCGACAACATGGAAGCAATGTTGAAGCGTCCTGAAGCTGGCGTATCAACAGAGCAAGTTGATTTTTCTGTAAAGGCTTTTGACAAGTGGTTGCGTAAAGGTGAAAAGGACTTAGAGCCTGATGAGGTAAAAGCTCTGACTGTGAACAATGACACAGGCGCAGGGTTCTTGGCTCCGCCAGAGTATGTGAATGAGTTGATTAAGACTATCACAGAAATCTCACCATTGCGTACCATTGCAAGGGTTCGGGCAACAAGCCAGAAGTCAATTCAGATGCCAAGCCGCACTGCAACATTCAGTGCATCATGGGTAGCTGAGACAGGCACAAAATCTGAAACAACTGGTTACACAACTCAGTTGGAAGAAATCCCAACCCATGAGCATTACGCTCTGGTTGATATTTCAAATCAGATGCTTGAGGATTCTGTTTTTAACCTTGAAGCAGAGATGCAAGAAGAGTTCGCAACACAGCTTGCTAAGAATGAGGGCAACGCTTTCATCAATGGTAGCTCTGTTGGTCAGCCTGAAGGTTTGTTGACCAACTCAAGTGTTGGGGAAACTGTATCTGGTAATGCAAACACATTGCTTGCTGATGGTTTGATTGACCTCGTCCATGCGGTGAAAACACCATATGGCACAGGCGCATCATTCATCTTCAACCGTACAACCTTGGCGGCTATCCGCAAACTCAAGGACAGTGCGGGTCAGTATGTGTTCCAAGCTGGCATGATGCTCACCGCTGGTGTGCCGAATACCATTCTTGGTTATCCATACATTGAAATGCCTGATATGCCAGATGTGGCATCAAATGCTTTTCCTGTAATGTTCGGTGATTTCTCAAGAGGCTACATGGTTGTTGATAGAGTCAACCTGTCAATCTTGCGTGATCCGTTCACACAGGCATCTACAGGCAGTGTTCGTTATTATGCTCGCGCAAGAGTAGGCGGTCAGGTTATCTTGGCTGAAGCTCTACGCAAGCAGAAAATCTCAACATAAGGGAGAGTTGCTATGAAAGACCTTTCAAATTCAATTAGCCCAGCAGTCTCCTTGGCGGCGGCAGTCCGTTCAGCGGCGGCAAATGGCACAGGAGTTGATCTCCAAGGCTATGAGTCAGCTACGGTTCTGGTTGATGTCGGCGCAGAAGGTGATACGCTGTCATCAAGTGTTCATTTTGAAATATCATTGGAAGAATCTGATGATGATTCAACATACACTGATGTTGCACAAGCTGGCATCGTAGACGGCACAATTAGTTCAGGTGGAATTTTCCTGAAGTTAGATGGCACAACAGGCGGTGACCCAGATACCGCTGGCGGCATCTTCCGTGTTGGTTATGTCGGTGGTAAAAGGTACATCCGTGTGGTTATTGCTAAGACAGGCACGCACTCAAACGGAACACCAATCGGTGCGATGGTTGTCCGTGGTCATGCTCGTCATACTGGCGATAACGCATTTACCGCGCATAACGCATAAAATGTGGGGGCAGGGTTCGCTCTGCCCCTCTACCAATCGGAGGGCTAGATGGCTACAGTAATGATCAAGAATGGCATAGGTGTTGCCAATAGCATGGGGTCTGTCACTCGCACCTATACAGAGGGCGAGGAGCTTTCAAGTAATGAAGATTGGGAAAAAGCAAGAAACGCCGCATTTATAGCCGCAGGGCTTGCTGAAGAAACAAAGGTGGTAAAACCTACCGAAACAAAGGTAAACGCCCCCACAAGGGCTAGAAACGCTGATGGCACGCTAAAGGGCGATGACCCAAGCACTCCCAATGTCAATGAGGCATGGGAAGGCGGCAAAGCACCTGAAAAATCCCTAAAGTAACATAAGGGGGCTTCATGGCTAGAGGGATAGATAGCAACCTCAATACAGCCCTCACTGGTGATACTGTCAGAATATTCTTTGCTATGAAAGCAGAGTTCGCTGGCGGCACAGCAAGGTTTTGGTCTGGAATTGGCGACAAAACCATTGAATCAGAAACCTACATTGGGGCGGGTGATATTGTTGCGTTTGCTCCCATCACAGAGACAGCAGAGCTTGAGGCAAACGGTGTCAATCTTACCATCAATGGTATTGATAGCTCTTTAATAGCTACCGCCCTAACTGATGCCTACCAAGGCAGAAATCTTACATTATTTGTAGGCGCATTAGATTCCAGCCAGAGTGTTATTGCAACATATATCCTTTTCAAAGGCTTAATGGATACAATGACTATCTCAGATGATGGCAATTACGCCAACATCTCCATTATGAGCGAAAACATTTTGATTGGAATGAACCGTAATAAAGTAAGTCGTTACACAAACAACGAACAGAAAGCATTGTTCGCTGGTGATGTTGGATTTTCTTTTATAGATGGCCTTCAAGACAAAACTATAACGTGGGGTCGGTAAATGGCTGTTATAGGTAGTCTTGGCAAGATAATTGAAGATACCGTTGATAATGTCGGTAAGATTATTAAAGATCCTGTTGCATTAGCAACTATAGCTCTCATGGCTTGGATAAACCCAATTGGAACTTTGGGTTATCTAGCAAGCGCGGCAATCTATGCTGGCACGATGGCGCTGACATCAGCTCTTTCCCCAACGCCTGATATGCCAAACTTTGATACCAACGCTTTTGTTGGTGAGTTGCAAGGCCGCACGCAAACTATCAAACAGCCAGCCCAACCTCGACAAGTTATTTATGGAGAGGTTCGTGTAGGCGGGGTTATCAGCTTTATTGCCACAGAAGGCAAGAAAAATAAGTTTCTTTATATGATTGTTGCATACGCTGGTCACGAAATTAACAGGTACACTAACCACAGGCTGGATGATAAAAATGTAACGGTCAAAAGCAACAAAGTAACAGCCCCAAAAATTTACATACAAGATAAAGCGGATGAAGAGCGTGGCGTTGCCAAGAATGATAAATTAGTTCGTATTTATGAACGTAAGGGAACAAATGGGCAAGATGCCTTTAGTTTCATTAAAGATCAATTCAAAGGTTTTACCAAAGACCACAGATTTAGAGGGGTCGCGCTGGTAGGTTACAGGTTTACGTTTGATGATAGGGCGTATCCAAATGGCTTGCCAAGAGTTTCCGCCACAATCCAAGGTGCGCTAATAAAAAGAGTTGATGATCTAGGGGCAAACAAAGCCTTTAGAAATACATCCGCTGATGTAATTTATGATTACCTTACAAATACAGTGTACGGTATGGGTCTATCTAATTCAGAGATTGATCTGCAATCGTTTATTGATGCTAGAGCGATATGTAATGAAGATGTGCCGCTTTCAAATGGTGGTACGGAAAAACGCTACACAGTCAATGGAGCCTTTAAAGTAAATCAATCACATAAAAATGTGCTTACACAATTACTACAGACTTGTATTGGGCAACTCACATATCAAAATGGCAAGTTTTCTTTGACGGTTGGATCAGCAAGAACACCTGTTATGACACTTACGGAAGATGATTTGCGTGGACCAGTGGATGTAAAAACCAAGCAATCAATAGCAGATCAATACAATACCGTCAGTGGCGTTTTTGTGAACCCATCAGGTGATAAATACGTTCCAACAGATTTCAAAAAAGTAACGTCAGCGACATTCCTTGCTGAAGATAACAATGTGGAGAGAGTTTTAGATTTCCCACAGAATATGCAAACAAGTCATTCTCGCGCACAGAGAATAGCTAAGGCAACGCTTTTTAGAAGCCGCCAAGCAATAACCATATCGACAAGGGCTAGTTTAAAGGCTTTCAACCTCAAGGCGGGTGATTGGGTTTATGTCACATTCCCGCGATTTGGTTTTAATCAAAAAGTATTTGAAGTTGCTTCTTGGACTCTTGCGCCAGTAAGCACTGAGACATTAGCTATTGATCTTTTGTTGCGGGAAACAAATAGCGCGGTTTTTGATTGGAACGCAGAGGAAGATGACTTTATTGAAGATGATACTGAATTACCAGATCCATTTGCCATACTCCCCCCAACGATGGTTCTCGCGCAAACGGTTCAAGTCATTAACCAAAAAGCAACAAGTGTCATTGAAGTTTCTTTGACTGCAAGAGATTCATACTCAACAACATTTGAGGTGGATGTTCAAATCACAGCGAGAGATGGGGTTGCTGTTACAGATCAGCCGAGAATTTCTTTGGGTAGGAGTTCAAACACCGTTTTTGAATACCTTGATGTAAAAACAGGTGATACTTACACAGTTAGGGCAAGATCACGTTCCAATGTTGGCACTGTATCTGATAGGGTGGTGCAGACAATTACAATTGTTGGAAAGGGTGTTGCAAGCCTACCAAGCGACGTATCTGATTTGAGTTTGAATTATCAAGGTGCAAACGCTGTTCTAACTTGGACGCCTCTCACTGATGAAGATTTGAGCCATTATGAAATCAGACATCAAAATGTAGTCACTGGCGAGGATTTTGCCAACGCCATCATTCTCGCAGAGAAGGTCGCTAGGCCAGCAAATACAATCACGGTGGCGGGTTTGACAGGGACGTATTTCTGTGTGGCGGTAGATAAGTATGGGAATAGGTCAAACCTTGCGGCAAAGGCAAAGGGGATTATTCAAGATAACCCTTCCACAAGTGGTTTTGCTACGATAGGAACAATCACAGAGAGTCAAGCGGCAACAGGGTTTGCTGGCACAAAAACAAATGTTTATGTTTTCAGCGACAGTGGGACACCAAGTTTACGGCTTCAATCGAGTAACAACTTTGATTCTGTATCAGGTAATTTTGATGATGCTACTGGGTTATTTGATGGCGGAAATCAAAACGTGGTGGAATCTGGCACATATGAGTTCACAAACCACACTGATTTAGGCTCAAAACAAACATTCAGGCTTGTTGGAACTGATATAACTTATACTAGAGCGGATTACGGGCCTTTCGCTGGCACAGGCAACGCACAAACGAGATCAGCTATTGGCGGGGCTAATGTTGTGATGCAAATAGCAACAACCGATGATGATCCCTCATCAAGTCCCACCTTTACAGATTTCAGCGATGTGACAACAGGGGATTATACCGCGAGAGCTTTCAAACTACGATTGAAATTGACAAGTCAAACCCAACTAGATGGCACAAGGTATTATTCGCCAGCGGTCACACTTGCAAGCGCAACCACACACGCAGAGATAAAAATCCAGACAGGACAAGATATTGCAAGCGGAACAACTGCAAAGGTAGTTACTTTCGGGTATGAATATAGAACCTTGGAAGGCCTTGGCATAGCGGCTCAGAATCTTTTAACTGGTGAGTTTTATCAAATAACAAACAAAACAACCGCTGGATTTACGATAACATTCCGTGATAGTTCCAATACTATTATAAACAGAACATTTGATTTTACCGCTTCAGGTTCAGGAAAAATAGCAAGCTAGGAGTTTAAAATGGCACAGCATGATTTTAATATAGCCAATCAAACATTCCCAAATACGAGGGCAGATATAAATAATGCTTTATCTGCTTTGGTTTCATTAAGCTCTGGGTCATCCGCTCCATCAACCACCTATGCCTATCAGTTGTGGTATGATACAGCGAATGATATACTAAAAATACGAAACGCAGATAACGATGCTTTTATAACTTTGTTTTCATTCAACCAGTCCAATGATTCTGTGTTAGTAACTGGTGAAGAATTGGTTGATGACCCTAGCCCTCAACTTGGGGCTAATTTAGATTTGAACAGTCAGGATATTACTGGAACAGGAAATATCAATATTACAGGCAATATCACAGCTAGTGGCAATATCACAGGCACGCTTTCAAGTGAGGCTGATCCGCAAGCTGTGGCATTAGCGATAGCGTTAGGATGAGAAAATGGCAGATGATGCAATCGTAACCGCTGAAGTGCAAGTTTTACCAGACGAGATTGCTGTAACTCTTGATGCTGAAATGTCAGTCGCGCCTGATGATGCCAACGATAAATGGTATTATAAATTAACTAGCATCACTCAAACAAGCGCGGATTTGATTGCTGGTTCTTTCTTAGATTATACCGCCGTATCCGCATCATCCGCCCCGACAGCAATTGATACGGCTGATAAGGTCAAGTTTTTGTTTGTGAAAAATCAAAGCACCACGGATGGTATTTATATTGTTCTTGATGGTGGCACAGCCTCAAATAGCGTTGCTGATGGAATATTTATTGGGGCGGGTCAAAGTTTTTATGGTAGATTCCCAAATACAACAGTGGGCAATCTTCACGCCATCTCATCTGATATTGCAGATGCGGGAGATGCTAGTGTAACCGCCATTGTAGCGGCTTTAATTGATGATGTGGCATAAAGGAGTCGAAAATGGCAGATGACGCTTCAGTAACGATACAGGCAACCGTTCTGCCTGATGAGATTGCAAAAACCATCTCTGGGTCAATTACAATAAGCCCAGCGGATGCGAATGATAAGTGGTATTACAAGCTAACGAGTGTTTCAAACTCAAGCACTGATTTGATTGCTGGATATTTTACTGATTATACAGCGGTTGATGATGACACAGCCCCTACAGCGGTAGCCACAGCGGATAAGGTAAATTTTCTTTTTATTCAAAACACTGATAGTTCCAATGATGTATATATAGTGCTTGATGCGGGTACGGCTTCAACAAGTGCTACAGATGCAATAAAAATTGCGGCTGGTCATAGTTTTTGTGCGAATCTACCAAATACCACAGTTGCAGATATTCATGCTATCTCATCCACAGGCACAGTGACTTGTATTGTGGCGGCTCTCTTAGATGATGTAGCGTAGGGGGTAGGTCATGGCTAACACCTTTAAGGTTAAGACGTTTGATGGCTCAAGCACAGCCGCAAATGCTCTTATGAATATCTACACAGTACCCGCCGCGACAACGACTGTGATTGTTGGCCTGACCGTTGCAAACACAAGCGCAAGTCAGATAACAGTCAATATTAAGTTAAGTGCGGCATCCACGATATTCCTTGCGAAAAATATTCCCATACCCGCTGGGTCATCATTTGAATATATGTCAGGCAATAAGCTGATATTGGAGACAACCCATACAATTTCGGTTTCGTCTGATACTGCAAACAGCCTTGATACAGCTTTGAGTATAATGGAGCAAACCTGATGCCATATGTAGGTAATTCACCAAGTTTTGCGGTTCAGGCAATTGAATATCAAGACCTTACAGGTGTCACAGGAGTGCCAGCAAAAAGAGGTTACACTTTAGATCATACCGTAAGTGGTCCAAATGATATTGAGGTTTTTGTTAATAACGTCAGACAAGAGCCATCAGTAGCATATTCGGCAAGCGGAACCAGCCTCACTATGACAGGTGATGTTGAAACAACAGATGATTTTTACATTGTTTTCCAAGGCAAAACAGTAGGCACAGGCACAGGCGGTGGCAGTGGCGGCGGGGGTTTTTTCCAAGGTGAAAACGGTGAAGTTGGTCATGCTTCACGAAAGGGTGACATATTTAGAGTTCATCAAGCCCAGTTAGATACTGATGTTACGATTGCTGGCAATGAAAATGCCCTTTGTGCAGGACCGCTTACAATAGCTAGTAACATCACTGTCACAGTGAATGGAAGCATGGTGATAGCATGAGCGAGTTGAGAGCGGATACAATTACAGCCAGTAATGGCACAGGTCCAGTCACTCTTACCAAGCAAATGGCGATAAAGTGTTGGAGTTGCTTTCAAAACACAGGTGGCTCAGATGTAAGTGAAAACGAAAGTTTCAATGTAAGTTCACTCACCGATGTGAATAGTAACGACACGCAAATTGATATGACAAATCAGATGAGTAACGCGAACTTTTGTGAGTTAGCAACACATGGTGGCTCAACCGCCGTACAAGATAGGTTTATCAGTTTTGTCCATGATAATAAAACCTCATCAAGGATGTTCGCAACAGCATATGATGTTGTTAGTGGTGATGTCGGAGTAAATGAGGTGAATGTTGCCGCTGTGGGGGATCTGCTATGAGTGAGCTTATCACAGGTGAGGTCAAAACAGATACGCTTACTGGTAAGACCACTGCTAAAAATGTCACTGTTACTGTCGGTTCCTCTACTACGCAAATATTGGAGAAGGGATTGGCAAAGGTGTGGGTCTATTTTGATACTCTGGTAGATAGCAGTAACCCAACTATAAGAGCTAGTCTTAATGTTTCTAGTTTGATAGATGAAACTACTGAAGATGGGATAAATCTTACAAGTGCAATGTCAAGCGCATTTTATGTTCCAACTGCTGGCGGGGGTAAAGACGGAGGCAATCCACAAAACAGATCGCTTCAGGTAACCGTTACTGATTCATCAACAATGAATACAGAGATGTACACCACATCTAACTCACAGACTGAAGGACAGATTCATGTCGCGGCTCATGGAGAATTAGCGTAATGGCAGGGAAAATTGTAGCAGATACCTTTGAGGGTACAGATTCAACTGAAACTGTAAGTGGATCAAGTGTAACAATACCAACGTCAGTTGCTTCAAAGTATGTTGTGAACGGAACTTTAAAAGCGTGGGCAAGTACGCTTGATCAGACTGGCACAGTAATAAGCAATTCCTTAAATGTGTCATCAAAAACAGATGAATCAAGTACTGGAGAATTTAACTATACACTTATAAATGCTGCTCAAGAAGAAATAGATGCATCCGCTTTAGCTGGAATGGCGCACGGTGGTCCCAAAATTGTTCGATGCGGTAGTACCGATACAACAACGTCTGTTCTCGACCTAAGAGTACATACTGCATCCACAGGAAGCGGAACTGACAGCGCACACGATTGGATGTGGGCAGGGGAGTTAGCATAATGCAAACACCAGAGTTTCAAGGCACACACTTGTTTGATCGTCTATGCTGGGCAAAGGAGAACCTTGAGCCAGTGCAGTCAGATTATCGTGTGGTCTATGAAAAAAGCGTAGATGATTGTGCGTCAATACTAATACCTGACCCTAACTGGATGGCTTGTGCATTGCAGGGCGGTGTTTTGCCCCCTGTGTGGGTTTACTGGGAACTGGCAAAGGATGAAGCGCAACCAGATTTCAAAAAGCATACACGCGGGTATCTACTTCATCAGACGGAGCCGATGCCGCCGATGACTGAAGAAGAGGCCATTGAATATTTGATTATGAAAGATGTGCCTCAGAGCGTTTGGATGAATTGGGATAGCGGTAATAAGCCAAAGATGGTAATATGCAAAACGCAACAATTGCCTCAGACAAGAGTATGGCGAAACGCATGGCGCATATCTGATGAACTAGCCGCATAGGAGTATGTAATGGCTGTAACAACTTATATCAGGGACAAAGATGGCAATCAGATTGACGCTTCAAAGGCTACCGTTCCTAAAAACAGGGATTTTCGTGGTGCTTGGTCATTGTCTGGCTCAGTGATTACTGAAGATTTAGCCACAGCAAAAGAAATATTCAAAGATAAAATCCGTGAGGTACGCAAGCCTTTGTTGGATGCTGAAGATGTCACATATATGAAAGCACTGGAAGCTGGTGACTCTGATGCACAGGCCGCTAGTATAGCAACCAAAAAAAAATTAAGAGATGCACCAGCCGCATCTGCTATCAGTGATGCGAAAACTATTGATGAACTCAAGGCGGCTTGGGATACGGATGTTCTAGGTGATAGCCCATACGCATAAGGATTATTGAATGGCACTTTCAAAGATACAATCCGAAAGCATTAATCTTGCTGATACATTTGCTTTTACTGGCACAGTGAGCGGGGCGGGTGGAATTTTGAAAAAACAATTCATCCCAATACCACCGAAAACGATAACAGGAAGCACAAGCAATATACCAAGAGACAACACTGTGCCTTTAATTACGGAAGGGCATCTGGTTGTTCAAGCAGACTACACACCAGCGGCAACGACATCGACAATATTTGTTGAAGCGTATTTTCATGTTGGCGAGAGGTCAAATGTCGCAAATACGTTTGCTGGGGCATTGTTTTTTAATGATACCTGTGTAAACGCAAAGTGTATTTTGGGTAGAAATAACCAAGCGGCACAACTTTTATTACAAGCATCGTTTGCAAACACTACTGGCAATGCTTTGGATATTGAAGTTCGTTGTGATCAAAATGCCAATTTTGAAATCAATGGTTCAAACTTAGGCACATCAAGCACCACCTTTACGAGTGCGGCAAGCGGTGCTTTTGGCGGCACAGATGCAATGAACCAGACTTTCATTACAGTCACGGAATTTTAAAATGACAAGAGCAAGAGTATTAGCAGATTTGATTGGCGGCGGGGCGATTTTGCAAGTAAAGCACACTCAATTTACTGGGACAAATAGTATCACTTTGGATGCACTTACGGATACCGCTTTCTCAGATTTAACGGTTAATATTACGCCAACAAGCACAAGCAGTACTATTCACCTGCAAGCGCATATTTTTGGTGAACATGGTGAAGATAATAGTAGTGCTTATAACCATGTGTTTTTCTTTTATAGGGATACAACCAAATTAGGTCATGCTTCAGCAGGGAATAGGTCATCTGGTATAAGTATGGCAACAAGAGTCTTTTTTAATGAGGATGATGCCACAACCCCAGAAATTGCTAGGTACGATTTTTTTGATACCCCCTCAACCACTTCGCAAATTACATATAAAGTTGGTTTGAGGGTAAAGGTTGCTGAGAGTTTTTTCTTAAATAGAACAGCAGATGATAATGACGCAACTTCTGATGAACGTGGCGTTTCGTTCATCAGTGCTACAGAGATAGCGGGGTAGAAAATGCCATACATAGGCACAACGCCAGAAAAAACAGGCGTTAGACACAGGTATCTTTTCACCGCTGTAGGTGGTGAGACATCTATCTCTGGTCTGGATGACAGCGGTAAAAGCCTTTCTTTTACTGATGCAGAATACATAGATGTATATCTGAATGGTGTTTTGCTTCAGACTGGTGAGGATTACAGCGCACAAAACAACACAATCACGGGGTTAAGCGCACTCGCGTTCAATGATGTTATTGAGGTGACAGTTTTTGACATTTTCAATTTAGCCAAAATAAATTCAGAGGCCATCAGAACAAGGCATTATTTTACTGCAAGTGGTGGGGAAACATCCATAGGCACATCACAGATTGCTGGCCTAACCATTTCTGCCAATGAAGAAATTGAGGTTTCTTTGAACGGCGTATCATTGGTGCAAGGCTCTGATTTTAACACAACAACAGCAAATACGATTGGCGGACTATCTGCACTTACAGCTAATGATGTGGTTGCGATTGTTCTTTACCAAAAGTTTGTCCTAACTGATACCGTTTCAAAAGCTGTAGGCGGCACATTCAATGGACCTGTTACTTTTGGTGGGCAAACCACGTTTTCTGGGGATGTAACAGGCGCGGTTCAAGAGTATTTTCAAGTCGTGCTAACAACATCAACGACAGGTCACGCGGATGGAGCGGAAATTGTCGTGGATTTTGGGGGCAATGGAACAGTAGTCCATGACACCAAGTCAAAATTTGACACATCAAATGATGCTTACGAATTTGATGCTGTAAATGGTGTGTATTTGATTTCATTTTCATGTGGGATTAGAAGTGATGTTGTTGCAACAGAGCAACTCATTGAGGTTGGGGCAAGGGTTCAGTTTTCAACAGATAATTTTTCTAGCGCAATTACAAACCAAAATATAGAATTTGGCAGTGCTTCCAGAGTAATGGATGCCAATGATGATGAAATAGGAACGATGACACTGACTGGCACTTCTATATATAAAAATTTGGAAAGCGGTACAAAAATAAGATTAATAGCTGGGGGAAACGTAATAAGCGGAACTTATGAAATCGCGGCGGCGACAAATAATATGATAAATATATCTTTTGGTAGTTTTTCAAGATGTACCTTTTTAACTATTGTAAGGATAGCATAGTGAGCAAAGCAAGACAGTTAGCGGATAGCATTGGAGAAGGCGGCATCAATTTATTTGATAATTCTGGTATGCAAATAGCGCAAAGAAAAACATCAGATGCACAAATTACAACCAAAGATTTTGTTTTAGACCGCTGGGGGGTGGCGCGTAGCGGAATTGGTGCTTTATCTTGTAATCAAACAAGCAGTGTGAAACCCCCTGTTGCTTCAAGTTCATTAAAGGTAGCTGTCGAGACTACAGATGCTATGGCAACAACAACTAGTCATGCAGAAATATCACAGACTGTTGAAGCAAGAAAATTGGGACATTTGAGATGGGGTACAAGCCTTGCAAAAAAATTAGCCTTATCCTTTTATGTGAGGGCAAGCATAGCTGGTAATTATGCGATTGCAGTTGAACAAGATGATAGCGATCAGGTATATGCAAAAAAATACACAATAAATTCTGCTGACAGTTGGGAACAAAAATTCCTTTTGATTGACGCAAACACTGGAAGCGGAATCACCCTTGATGATGGATTAGGCTTAACTTTTAATTGGGTTTTGGATGCTTCAAGCACTAAAAGAGGCGGTTTGACTAACCCGCAATGGTTGACTGATACCACACTTTCAAAAATTTTCCCAACAGATGGTCCTGCTTTTATGAACACTTCAGGGGCAACATTTTTCCTGACAGGTTGCAAATTAGAGGTAGGTGATTTTCACACACCTTGGGAAGAACCGCTTTTTCAAGATGAGCTTGAACGATGTCAAAGGTTTTTCACAAAAAGTTATGATTACGAAACTGCTGTCGGTTCATCTGTTACCAAGGGGGCTATGTATGAACGAAACACTGGTTCCTCAGTAAGCAATCGGTGTGTGAATGTGAACTTTCCTGTTGAAATGAGAGGCACGCCAACGATGCTTGTTTATTCTTTAACTGGCTCATCTGGTAACGCTTCAGATTGTGATACCAACTATACTCACGCCAGAAATGATTCAACGACTCTCACTAACGCGGGAACAAAAGGAGTTTCACAGTTTCAAGGGGCGGCAAACGCAGACATTTTTGGGTTTCACTACACGGCGGATGCGGAGTTTTAGTTATGGATATTTCATCTGCTACTTTCATCAAGAACAGGAATGATGATGGAACCATTGTTGATGGTTCAGATAACATTGCAATTATAGCAACTATCAACGGTATCGCAGGACATTGTGTTCCGCTAGATAATACAAATCGACATTACAGAGAGATCATGGCACAGGTGGCGGCTGGGGATTTGACGATAGCTGAAGCTGAGTGATTGTGATAAGGTAGGCGCAGGAGGCTATAATGTCTGGATTAACAATTACAACAGCCCCACAGAATGAGCCGTTAGACGCGGCTGAAACCATCTCTTATCTGCGCATTGATTCAGGTGTGGATACAACGCTAGTTGATAATCTTATTCAAGCGGCGCGGTTTTGGGCAGAGGATTACACAAACAGAACATTCCTGACCACTGTTTTTACGTTATCACTGGACGCAATCGGATATGTAGACGTTCCCTTGAAAGAAGGCTTTCACACAGGCTACTCCGATACACCAAGCGTCAACTATATTGAATTACCAAGATCACCTGTGCAGTCTGTAACCAGCATTATTTCATATGCGGATGATAATACAGCTACAACGCTTGCCGCCTCAAACTACTATGTGGACACAGTAAGGGTTCCAGCGCGGATTGTTTTACGCGATGGCGGGTCATGGCCTACTGATTTGAGAAATGCAAACGGTATTGAGGTCTTGTATACAGCGGGTTATGGAGCATCAAGGGCATCAATACCAGAGCCTATTCGTGTTGCCATGCTGGAATATGTCTCACATCTTTATGAACACAGAGGAGATGACGAAGGCAGGGCGTTGAATCCACCCGCGCTTATTACATCTTTGTTACAGCCATATGTCATTATGAGATATGGGGTGTCATCTTTTGGTGGGGGTATGGGCTTTGGCTATCGGTAAAATGCAACATCAGCTTGCCTTACAGTCAAAGGCGTCCAGTGCAGACGGTGGTGGTGGTTCATCAGGTGCTTTCTCCACATTTGCCACCACGTTTGGTCGCATTGAAGCCGTGGGCGGGGGTGAAAGATTTTATGGTGATCAGAATGAAGACAGAACCACTCACAAAATCACTATCAGGCACAGACGGAATCTTACAATAGCCCATAGGATTCTTTATTCCTTTACGGTGGATGGAACCACATACAACCGCCTATTCAACATTAAGCGCATAATCAATGTGGGTGAACGTGACAAATATCTAGAAATTTTGGCAGAGGAAGGCGTTGCAACCTGATGGCAAATTTTAAGACAACAATCATCCGCAAGACCCGTCAGCAGATCGTAAAACAGCAGTATGCGGCTAGTGCAAGGCAGATAGTCGGCAGGGCTGGCGATTTGGTAAGAAACACAGCGATCACATCAATACAATCAGGTGCAAAAAGCGGGATTGTCTATGAGAAATATAGCCCAAGGAGATCACATAGGGCGTCAGCGGCAGGGCAACCGCCAGCCACAGACACAGGCAATCTTGTCAGTAATATTGTCAAGCGGGTAGATGGAAATGGTCTGGGTGTGGATGTACAAAGCCGCGCCGTATATTCAGAGGCGTTAGAGTTTGGCACGTCAACTATGGCGGCAAGACCGTTTCTGCAACCAGCATTAGAAGCTAACAGGCCCAAAATCAGGGCTTTAGAAGCGCAACTATTCAAGGCAAAGTGATGTCGATACACAGTTTTGAATTACAAAAAGCAGTGTTTTCCGCCCTTAACGCAGGAAGCATAACTGATGCCGCTGGCTCTGCAATTACTGGGGTATTTGATGATGTGCCTACGAACACGGCCTATCCATATATTCGCATCGGTGAGGAAACAATATCTGATAACTCAAGCAAAGATAAAGATATTTTTGAACACACGCTGACAATTCATATTTGGTCGCAATACAGAGGAAATCGTGATATTAAAGACATGATGAAACAGGTTCATAATTTATTGCATAATAGCTCATTGTCTGTTTCAGGAGCTTCTTTGGTGAATATGAGACAGGAGTTTCATACGACCCTGATAGAAGGTGATGGTGTAACGCGGCATGGTGTCATGCGATTCCGTGCCGTTGTGTCAGACAGCTAACAAGGAGATTTAGACATGGCGGCACAAAAGGGTTCAGCCCTACTTATGAAAATCGGTGATGGCGCAAGCCCAGAGGTTTTCACAACAATCGGTGGTATGCGTTCAACATCATTGACCATGAATGATGAGATGGTTGATGTGACAAACAAAGACTCAGGCAGGGCTAGAACAATCCTTGCTCAAGGCGGCGTAAATTCTATCACTGTTACAGGCAGTGGAGTATTTACAGATAGTGCATCAGAGACAACCTTGAAGGGCAAGTTTGATGCATCTTCATTTGCAAATTATCAATTCCTAGTTCCTGATTTTGGTACATTTACTGGCGCGTTTATGTTGACTACGCTTGAGTATGGCGGCGAGTTCAATGGTGAGGTGACTTACAGCTTTACTTTTGAAAGCTCTGGCGCGATCACATTCGCAACGGTGTAAACTGATGGCTTGGGAACAAGTGGAAGTTGAGGTTGGTGGCAAAAAATTCGCTGGTCACATGAGGGCTGGCGAAGATGTCACCATCTTCAACATTCCCCCTGCCTCTGAATTAGAGGTTGGTGGGAAATTTAAGTGCGGCAGTAAAACGTACACAGCCGCAAGCGTCCATGATATAGCCCAAAGGGGCGAAGAGCTTTTGGTAGAAACCAAGGAGAAAGCGGATGGCAAATCCAAAACGAGGCGAGATGACGATAATCTTGGGGGAGAAGAAATACAAAGCTAGGGTTACGTTAGATGTCGTTAAAAGAATTGAGGACGAGTGTGGCTTGGGGATCGTGAAAGTGACCCAAGCTCTTTCTCAAGGTGATTTGACGACCACGCAAATGGTGAACATTCTGACACCAGCTATTAGGGCTGGTGGAAATGACATTAATGCAAAAGAGGTTGGCAACGCTTTGTGGGGGGCTGGCCTTGTTGATGGAATGAAAGCTATTGGTGAGATTCTTTCAACCGTCTTGAGTGCGGGAGAAGATGAGGGAAACGAGGAAAAGGCGGAGGACAATCGGCTAGTGTAGATGAGCTTCCGTGGGAACAGTGGATGCAAACAGCCCTTGGCAAAATGGGCATTCCCCCACAAGTGTTCTGGGATATGAGCTTCCCAGAATTTTACGCCGCAGTCGAAGGCTTTGCTGAGTTTCATTCTGGCGGGAAGCCGCCCCCGCTAAGAAAGAATGAACTGCACGAACTGATGGAGTTATATCCCGACTGATGGCAACTGTTGATACACTACTCGTCAGGATTGAAGCTGACCTTAAAGATGTAAATCGGAAGCTGGAACAGTTTGACCGAAGGGTAGATTCAACTCAAAAATCCGCCAGCAGTAGTTTTGGAAAGATAGCTACAGCCGCGAAAGCTGTTTTCGCCGCCGCTATCGTTATGCAAACAGCTAGGGCTGGTTTGGCACTGGTGAAATTCGCCTCTGGCGTTGAAGAGATGCAAGCCAAATCCTCTGTTGTGTTTGGTGAATTTACCAAAACAGTAAGGAGTGAGCTTGAGGCTTTCGGGGATTCCGTAGG